TAAATTGTATATATGGTTTATTGGTACAAGGAACAAATTGTAAATATCCCGATGATTGTAACTCTACTGTGTTAATATTTGTACCTACAGTGTTCAAATTAATAGAACCACTATCTATATCAATTGTGTTTATAACTGTACTAGTATTAATACAAGGATCTGTAATATTTATTAAATGCGAAACTTCTACTTCTTGAGTCTGTATTAAGCCACCACTTACACTTTCTAATGCAATAAATAAAGCCGGAGCATCTTGAATAGTTGGATTAGCTTTACTAATAAAGCTGGCACTTGATAGTTTAACGTTATATTGTGCATCATTATCTTCAAAAGATATTTTATAACGTTTTGAACTAGTTGTAACTGTATTTGCCCCTGCATATAATTTAAAATATAAACCATTTTCTATATTGTCGATCTCTGTCAAGTCATTTTGAACAGGTTGCGGTATATTTATAGTATTATCTAATAATGGTTTTTGTCTTTCATCAAATATAAATTCAATTGGTTGACTAATTCGAACTTCGTCAATATCATTCTCTATTTCTACATTTTCTTTAATATAATAGAAATTTGTATTCAAATCTGCAGTATTTATCATATAAAACCCATCAGAGTTTGTAATTTCTTCAGTAGTAATTTGATCTTCTTTATTATAAGTAAATAAACGTATATTTTCATATACAAATTTAATAGAAAAGTTACCGTTTATATCATTTTCATTTAATTTAATATACAAAATATTAGAACCTGCTTGAGCCAATGTAAATTCATTATCTTTCGTTAGTATATTTTCACCCGTTAATAAAGATACCCTATCAGTATTTATTCTTTGAGATGATAAAAGTTCACTCGTTTCATTTTTATATACATATAATACATTGGAAAATGGTTCATCTAAACCTTCATTTATAGTTCCACCTTTTCTCCTATAAGAATGTGGGTCTATATAGTTTGTATTATATTTTAAACAACAATCTTTTTTTATAAATGGATCTCCTGACCCAACTGGATTCCCTGTATGATAATCATATACCTGTTGTTTAGTATAATATTCTAAAGGCCTCTCACTCATTCTTTGTTGACCATTAAGTTCTAAATTATACTTAACATTGTTCTCATTATAATAATCATCTTTTATATAATCGGTAGAACTTCCTGGTAATTTACCAAATAACCCTGTTCTATCATTTTGACCCCCAGTCCATATAATTTCTTTAACTGGATGATTGAAATTTAAATTTAAATCACCACCTGTATTTTTAAAATTAATATGTTGAACTTGTTCAATTAAATATTCGTGACTTACTTGAGCAAACCTTCTCCTTTCATCAGTATCTAAATAAATATAATCAGCAAATAATCTATTACATTCATATTGAATTTGATTACCGAAACATAGGGCCTCGTTTGTAACTATGCTTTTATTTAATTCTAAATTAACTTTAACTTCATGATATTGTAATGCTATTAAAGGTAAAGCTAAACCCGGATTTCTACAAAACCAAAACCGTAATGGAACATATGCATCAAATTTAGTATTGATACAATTTTCTCCATTAAATATGGTTTCTTCATTATTTAATAAATTTTCAATATTTATAGATTGTCCTGATCCTACTTTATCTATTATAGAACCTAAACTAGTTACAATTGTTCCGCCACCTCTACTCATATTTTGAAATTTAGTTCCTCCATTAGAGCCAACCATACTTAATATACCAGCACTATTATGTTCTGTTAATTCTGAATATACTTCCATCCATTTTCCACTATGTCTATCTATTAATTGACCACCAATTTCTATTTCAATATTTTCAATTCCAGTGTGGGTTGGATTATATATATAAATACCACCACTATTAGCATTTCCATCATCTCCACAACATTCTAATTCATTATCTAATGCTTCTTTAGTTGTTTTAACATTAATAGTTTGTTGTAAATATAATTTATGGATTAAATCACCATTTCTACTTATAGTTGATGTTGCTCTACCACATAATGAATCACCACTCCATACTTGTTCGATAGACTCCATTGAAAAATTAGTATGTCTTCTATAAACAGTTTTAAAATATGTAATTTGTGGATTACCTGTTAAATATATATCTTGTGCTCCATAAGCAACTAACTGTAATAATCCACCTCCCATATATATTTTATAATATATAAAATATATAAATATTAAAAATTAATCTTAAAAATTTAATATATATAAATATTAAAAATTAATCTTAAAAATTTAATATTAAAAATTAATCTTAAAAATTTAATTACTATACGCCAATCCACCCATTCCACTCATAATCCTTAAAACATTATAATTAATGGCATAGACATCATATTGGTCACAACAACAACAATTTTTATCGCCAACTTGAACATTTGGAGCACCTTTAATTACTAATCTAGCACTATCAATTCTAGAAAAATTACATGTTCCAGACGGTTGATGTTCTTCTGGTTTAATAGCAAAAGAATAAACAGCTATATTATCATGTGTTGAATTTCCATAACCTGTATTAGCGACTAATAATTGTATTGGATTAACTGTTGAAGATTCATAAGTATTATGTTCACTTGGAAGTTCGCTCATATATATAATTACCATATAAATTATTTTCTCTTTTAAAAATTTGAAATAATTTTTAATTCTTTTTTAAATCTAACCTTATTATCTCATTTTATAATGAGTGATACCTCAGACGAAAAATACTTTTACGCGATCATCCGAAAACCTCAGGAGGGTAAGACTTTCATTTGCTTGAAAAACATCGAGAATGAAAAAGGTTGTGTTCATCTTATCATCACGATGAATACAATCAAGTCTAACCTCCAGTTCTTCGAAAGGGCGAATGAAAGGTTTAAGGGAAATATCTGTGTTTTCAATTCGAGGGGCAAAAAAGAAGGAAAATACAATCACTCTAAAGATGTTATGGGTGTAAAGAATCATATCAAAAATGGAATTGAGAACATTATCATGTGTGCTCATCCTAAAAGGTTTGATAAGTCTATCTTAGAATTGATTGATGAACTCCATGATTCAAAGAGTTTCACTAAGAAGATTGTAATCCATATTGATGAAGCACATGCTTATGTTCCCCCTTACAGGGAACAGATACTAACCATGAACAGTTATCAAACAGTTGAAAGGATTTACATGTATACTGCTACTCCATTTAACCTATGGGTTGAAGAACACGAGCGCCAACATGATTTGTTTAAGAGGATTCATATTGTGGATGTAGAAGAACAGTTTGGCATTATCAGGTCTGACAAGTATTTTGGTGTGAAAGATTGTTCTCGCATTATTTCAGTTGAAGAACCACCACTGATTGATAAGACTATTCCAGATGATTTTGTCAAGCTTTGGGGTAATAATAAGCAAAGAGCAGCATTGGAAGCAGGCAAATCTGTAGAATGGTATGGTGAAAACTACTATTTTCAGCTTGGCAATGAACACAGACATCTTTCCTATGTAAAGCATCTTCTAGGGCAATTGAAGGGTAAAGCGATTAAGGAAAACGAGTTTACATTGAACTTTGTTCCAGGTTACTGTAGAAAACTTACCCACTTTGCTATAATGAAAATTATCCTTGACATATATCCTGGGTCAGCTGTTATTGTTGTTAATGGTGAAGGCACAAATGAATGTGTTATTGATGAATCTACAGGAAAGGTAGAGGTCACCCAAATCCCACACAATAATGAACCAGCTGATCAGGTTAAGGGTATTATCGAAAAGTATCCTGAGAAACCAATCTTCATCACAGGTTTCCATTGTGTTGGAATGAGTGTTACTTTGATTAACGAAGAAATTGGGAATTTTGACAATGTTATCTTTTCACACGAACAGTATAACAAGAATCCTGATGTCCAATATCAGCTTTGTCGATTCTTGTTTAACTATATTGGGTGGAAACACCCAGAAAACAGGAAGAAAACCAAACTGTATTCCAATAGTAAAGAATGTATTGAAAGCTGCTTAGAGTATGAAAAGCAGATTGATATCATTGATAGGGATATGAAAGGTTCTGTTAGATGTAAAGAAGAAGTTGTTGGAAAAGTCCCTGTTAGGAGGAAAGAAGTTCCAAAGGAAAGGATGTATGCTAAGCTTGAACAGTATGCTACAGTCCATAAACTTAAAAGATTCC